GTGTCCTAGGTTCACTAAAAAACCTACCCCCCTTCGCTGAATTGCAACTTCCGCATAAAGTTTGCAGATTCCAGTCGTCGTCAGTGCCGCCTGCTAGGCGTGGCAGTATGTGATCGACGGAATTGCCTTCCCCACCACATGCTTGGCAAGTGTAACCGTCACGTTGAAGGATACGCTGACGAATCTTTCGCCACTTAGATGTTGAACCATTGTCCTTCAATGCGCTTGCCATTAGTACCAGTTCCTTTCAATGTGGAACGCCCACGCCTTGCATGGTGTTTGATAACGCTTTGTTATGTATCGAAGTGTTGCGTCAATTTGCCTAAACGGGTCAAGGTCACGGTAATGCGTTGACCGCATTTGACCCAAACCGAAATGCGAACCGTTCTTCGCCCGATACGACCAACGACTTTCCTTTGTAATGATCTTGTTGAAACACTGGAATTCTTTATAGTCAAGAATCCTTGAATGTGCATAAAGTTTCAAATGGTCTATTGAATAATTAGCAGCTGAAGCAGGGCTTGCCCCTATCAGTGCGACGAAGCCAGTGATTAACAACAACAATTGAAGTCTTTTTTTATTTATCTTTTTCTTTTCAAGATTATTTGAAAGAACTTCATTCTTATGTAAAACCCTTAAATGCGGGGTGTTGTTGTATGCGTCAAGCGTACACCCCCGCGTCAAGTGATGAATAACTTTACGCATGGCGTTGGGCGTGTCCCACACCTTTTGCACCCTTGTGGATAACGCCTGTGTATAACTTTTAACGTGTAATGATCTCAATTGAACCCCACCCTTCACGCTTGACTTCAGTTTTTGACACCTGCAATTTGCGGTGTTGTTCAATGACCACACTGTTTTTGACTGGGAATTCCCTGTCTTGTTGTGCCTGCAATAGCAATTCCCGACGTGTATCAAATACAACCAAACGGGTTTCCAATGCCAGGCGGTCAGCCAATGCAAGCCACAACAACCTGTGCGTTTTCATCACATGGGTTGCGTCAGCAATTAAGTCATAACCCTGTTCAACCGCCATGATTGCCTTTGTGCGCATGTGGCGGGTGTAGGCGTTCACGTCCATGTCTTTGATTGCCCTGATTGCGTCAATGTTGTAGACGTGTTCATTGCCTGTTTTGTTGTTTCGAACCCAGGTTGATTTGCCCGCCCCTGGTGCGCCCATAAGTACGGTGATCACTGGTGACCCCAGCCTTTGCCCTTAAACAAAATCCCAGGTGCGGAATAGCGTCGATTCATTGGTTGCCCGCAGCATTGTGCGTCACGTTCTTCATGGATTGACTTATCCACTTCAACACGGATTTTGCACACCGTGCATTCAAACTCATAGATTGGCATTTGAAGTCCCTATCTGTGCAACCCCCATGACTTCGCACTTCGTGCATTGAATTACTTCCACACCGTCGGGCAGGTTGTCCGTAATCTTGTGAATCAGCTGCACCGTGATCTTCTTGCATTTCCTGCATTCAAATTGCACTTTGTCCATAGTTGCTTCTCCGTAAGTTTTCGATCGGCTGAAGATTGATTTGGGTAACCCACCAATTTGGTTGTTTACTGTGGCGATACTTCGGGCGTTGCGCCATTGCAATGGGAATCCAACCAGCAATGAAATAGTGCGGTGCTTGTCCCGTTACCAAAACGGCAATGTCGTTTGGTCGATCGTATTCATGAATTATCAATTGCCCGGTGACGTACTTAGTCCAACGAACTTCAATGGCATTGCCAACGTCTGCCACACCTTTGAACTTTTGTTGATACGGGTCAAATGGAAGATCGAAGTATTTTGCAACCGCCCATTCACTGCCAATTGCTTCAGCCGTTTCAACTAGGTATTCATAAGTTGACAGGTCTTTTTGGTACCGCTGGGGATTGGACATTGTTTTGCCTGTATCCGTTTCCCATTTGATTGCAGACAACATGCAAACCATTTGTTCTTCATGCGTCAATGTCATTTTCACCGACAACCACCACACAACCAAGCAAGTTTTTCGCCCGCTTGCCCTACCTTGTATCCGAAGGCGTCCAGTTTCATGATTATTGCGCACCCGTCGCATTGTTCGACCTTGTATTCGGCTATTACTTCACCGTTTTGCAATAGTTTGGCGGTCATTGATTGCGGATAAATGATTTCCATTAGGTCACTCATACTTGTGGTTCCCATTTCCCAGTTGATCGCAACACGTACCAACGCGGCGTGCATTGCGTTGCCTTTGTGCGTTCAGTGCAAAAGTACCCGCCCCAAGACTTTGGCGCGCCTTCGTGTGATTGCTTCCAAATCATGTGACCGTGACTGCACTGTGGTGCTTCGGCTACCAATTGACCACCCAATTGTTTTGCCACTTCGTCCATTGATGAACCCAGTGACGGGATTCCCGATTGTTCGGCTTCAGCTGCGGTCTTGAAACTTGGCACGTCACCAAACTTCTTTGACCACGGGTCATAATCGTCAGCCGTTGACTTGGCAACGCTGGTGCTGATTGTTTCGACCTTCTCCATGTCCTGACGGGTTGGTCGCTTATCCGTGCCCAGCAATAAACCAATAGCGCGTCCAATGCTGCTGGTGCATGTATCTTCGACAAAAAACTTTTTCATTTGCACGTTGTAAGTTGCGACATTGCCGAATGCGTAATCGATCGCCGAAGGCTTTTGGTCTTCGTACTCTTTGAAGATTTGGGTCTGAACTAGAATAAAACCCTTCTCCGCATTGAATTCAATAATGTTGTTTTCAATTCGACCCGTTGGGTGTGTTTCCCAAAAACGCTTGATTCGCGCTGCTACGTCTTCGTAGTTGTCTAGAAAGCCAGCCATTATTTGACCTCTTTAATGTCTGAAGGTATTGCAATGATCGAAGGCTTTGCGTTTGCAATGTGGCGTCTGATTGCCTTACGCCGTGCAATGCCTTCACGCTTGCCTTCTTTGAAGCCTTTTGCGTATCCCGCAGCAGCTGAAACAACCATAAGAATGATCACCAGCACCAAACGCCCTAATGTCTCAGGGTCTAATAAATCAAGTACCATTTTGAATTCTCCCGATTCTAGGCGGTAACTGCTACCACCTGACATCAGGGTGACGCATGATTGGCGCGCGGTCAAGAACCTTGCGTGTTTGTCGGCGTGTCTGCAGGCTTTGGCTTTGATTTCAGTCCATTTCCAGCAAGTACGCCACCAAGCGAACCAGTCAAGAAAATTGCCAGGGTCTTCAATAGATCAATGAACGCTGCGTCATTTGGTGCTTGCGCGCTAACTGGTTGTGTCACAAAAATCAGGGCATAAGTTATGCCAACCGTCACGACCAAAAACACTGCTGCAAGTGTTGAACCAATTATCAAAATCAGCTGCGCATGAACTTCTTCGGGCGACTTACGGCGTGCGGGTCTGTTTCGATTCAATTCCAAGTAGGTCGTCAGTGCATGTTCCAGTGGGGAGACATTGCGGTTTTTGGCAATGCGCTTTGTTCCAGTTGTCGAATTCTTGGCATTCATAACGTGTCCACCCCTGATACCCGCAAGCGGACTGGGTTAGTGCAAGTGCCCAAACCAACCCAGCCGCTGCGAATCGACGGTTCACTTCCCCGTAGAACCGAAGGCTTTGTCGTTTGGGTTTAACCAGCGCAAAATCACTGGTGCAACCGCTGCAACCCCTGCCATTGCAAGGGTCTTTGGGTCAGTAACGCCCGCCATGTATAGGGCAAGTGCTGCTGCCATGAATGAACGCGCCCATGACGCGATCAAGGCTTTGGCTTCGACCATTTTTTTGTCTCCTTCTTTGGCTTCGCTGCCGTTGTAGGTATTTCGATCTTTGGAAATTCGCCCTTGTACGGCACAAACTTTGGAATGCCGAAACCGACAATTTCCTTGCCTTCACCGTATGAACGAACTTTCACCATTACCATGCCGCCGTTGCGCTGGTCGCCTGTCCCGCTGGTGTTTCCTTCGATTGTCAAACATGTCTTTGAATCGATCAGCCCGACAACAATTCCAATGTGTGAAATGCGGTCAACGCCGTCATGCGGAAAATCCATAAATGCCAGGTATCCCAACTGCGGCATGCCTGACCAACGTTGAATCTCCTTGAATTTATGTGCGCCGATTGCAGTTGAAACAACTGAATGAATCTTGACGCCTGCCTGCGCTGCACACCAGTTGACGA